GGAGGACGTCCAATTTGCTAGGAAAAAGCCACTAGGTAAGGAGCCTAGCTGTTGCTGCTATAGCAACGGAAGGCCACACCCGTGCGCGCGCGAGGTGATTGTGGCACGCGCGAGGCGATGCGCCCACGCATGCGCCCACGCACGCAGGCAGGCACGCACACACACACGCACGCACGCACGCAGGCGGGCAGGCGGGCAGGCGCACGTGAGGCGCAGGCGCGCGGGCAGGCGCGCAGGCAGGCGCGTGAGGCGCGGGCGCGCGGGCGCGCGTGCGCGACGCGAGAACGGTGCCCGCCCCCGAAGGGGGGGGGGGTCGGGGGGGCCAGCTCCGCTGAATATATATGCATTAACTGGCCTTTAAAAAAATTTGACCGATAGGGCTAGTTACCCTATTTCTTTTGAATAATGATAAACCGAGATGACAAAAAAGAATTAATTTCTTCTATCCAAGAAGGGGTTAATGAGGTAAGGGAGACCCTTACGGTTCCGAAGAGTTTGAGTAAGTATAACCCTGAGAAGGTGGCTACTATTCTCTATTTACATTCTACTGGTGTAACTCAGACCCAGATGGTTAAGAAGTATGACATAGATGGTAAAACTATTTCCAACATTCTGCTTCAATATGCTGATTACACTAACAAGTGGAGGGGTTTGGGAGCCAAGATAAGGGGACGGGAGTTTTTGGAACTTTCTGCTTTGGGAGAAGATTTGGTTGATGGTATTCGCGAGCGCATGGCCAATGGTGAGCTTAAACCTACTTTCCGGGATTTATTACCTTTAAGTGTTGCATTGGAGAAGGCCGAGAAGGGAAGTAATACATTTCGTGGCGAGGCTAGTAATATAGTTGAGGAGCGGAAGCTGGTAACGCAGGCTGACTACGAGGCGACGATAGCCGCGGCTAGGAATCGCATGTTACAATTGAAGAAGGCTAAAGCCATTAACAATGACGGATGAAGACATTGAGTTGGTTGTTTCTATTCTTTCTGACACAACGGATAGGTTCTGGGTTGTTTGTGAGTATGACCAGAAATTTATGGTTATAGGGGGAAGTCCTTGGGATTTGAAGAATCACCTTGACGAGAAGGTAAATCCGTTTAGCTGGAGGGACAAATTTAATAAGCCTCACTGGGATGAGTATTGACAACATTGTACAATTTAGTCCTCACCCGATATTGGCTGGGCCATCTGACGAGGAAATTGTATTCTGGGGGGAGAACGACCCTGATATGCTTGAGAGCCTGCACAGGGCGCACGAGGAGCGTATTTTAAGCAGCAGGGTAGACCCTGTGAGGTATGGGTTTGATTTGGATGGCTGGAGTCGAATTCGTTCTGGGTTGGATGAATACAATGAGTGTTTATGTCTTGGTGGTAATCGCAGTGGTAAAACAACTGGATGTGCCAAGATTGTTATGGAGAGTGTAATGACCAACAGGGATGGTCACATTGTATGTTTTTCACAGAACGCAGACACGAGCGTGAAGGTGCAGCAGGCGGTGATGTGGGAGATGATGCCCAAGGAGTTCAAGCGAAAGACGAAGGGTGTTGAGGGCTACATCAACTACTCGATGCAGAATGGTTTTACCGGAAGTGGTTTTATCTTCCCGGACACCCGCACTAGGGTAGATTTCAAAACCTACACGCAGTTTAGTAACAACCAGACGATTCTGGAGGGCTTTGAATTTGGATTTAAGACCGGAGATGGCATAAACCTCGGAGCTTGGTTGGACGAATATTTGGGTGATGACACTTTAATTAACACATTAAGGTTCAGGTTGGCTACCCGGAACAGTAAGATGCTGATAGCGTTCACTCCTATTAATGGTTATACGCCGTTTATCAATGAATATTTAAAGGGTGGAGAAACCTTGGAAACCAGAGAAGCGGTGTTACTAAACCTAGAGTTGCCTGTAAAGCAGTATAGTCCGAACAGGGATGCTGCTGTTGTATATTTGCATTCTGACGAGAATCCGTTTGGCGGGTATCAGCGCATAGTCAAGGACTTGCGTGGGAGGCCGGATGACGAGGTGCTGGTCAGGGCTTATGGTATTCCGGTGAGAAGCATTACATCTCTGTTGCCGTTGTTTAATACCGAGGTAAATGTTCTTAGTGAAACGCCTAACAAGTATGGGATGGTGTTCCCGGATATATCCGACAGGGAGCGATTCACCTGCTATCAGGTGGTGGACCCAGCGGGTGCCCGCAACTACACCAGCTTATGGGCTGGGGTGGATGTGGATGGATATGTATACATTCGCAAGGAGTGGCCTGACCGGGATGGTTATGGTGAGTGGGCATTATTTGGTGATCCTAAATGGAAAACAGGCCCGGCAACCAAGAAGCTGGGGTTTAATGTGGAGACGTATGCTGATTTATTCAAAGAGGTTGAAGAAGATTTGAACATTGATGTGTTTGAGCGCATCGGGGACAGTCGTTATTTCTCTAGTGAGAATGAGAATAACGATGACTTGTATATGTCGTTTGATGATTTTGGGATGGTTTTTGTTCCTTCTGATGGTCGTCGTGAAGAAATTGGTATTAATGCCTTGGATGAATGGTTTATGTATAATCCTAATATTGCCGTAGATGCGGTTAATAAACCGAGATGTTACATACACCGGGATTGCGGAAATTTAATTGACAGTTTAATTAATTATAATAGTCAGGGTAAGTCAGACGAAGCGTTGAAAGATTTTTTTGATTTGATACGTTATTTGCGAATGGCGAACGGAGGCGAAGGACCGGATCACATTACTAATCGCAGTATGCTGGTAACACAAAAAACGATGGGGGGATATTGATGGCTAAGGTGAGAATTGACAGGCTGGCGAAAGAGTGGGGAATGGAAGTGGAAGAGCTTCTATCTTTGGCAACCGACAAGCTATCGGACGAAATGATGACCGGAAAACGTCGAGCTACTTGGATTAACGAAGAGGGTCAAAAGATTTTGAAGGATGCAACGAGCATACCGGAATGTGTCCCTAAACACTATGAGGGTCAGGTTATTAAGGCCGCCGCCAACCCAAGTTACGTGTATGCCTTTATTAAGGAGATAGGGAAAAAGGTTCCGGTGGTTATTCCCCGTCGTTGGCGCGGGCGACTAACTGGAAAGAATGTATTAATTGAAGCCATTCAGGATGTAGATGGAACCTCTTACAGATATAGAGAAAGACATCACTCTAAATAGGTGGTGGATTGCCAGTGAGGTTTCTAGACTTCTTGCGTGGGAGATGTTATGTTCCGTTGCGAGAGGAAAACAAGGGATTCCTATACGGGTTATCGATTTATGTGATATGATAGGAACGAGCGAAGAATTTTATTCCAAGATTTTATACACTGTTAGAAATAAGTTGAATGAAAAATAATAATATTTCCGAGTCGCTAACTTACGTTAGTGATAAACCTGACATTAAATCCTTACGTTATTCCTATGAGCAATCGGTAACGGAGTTGGAAGCCTACTTTGATTTATGTCGAAGTAGTTATGATGACAGGCGTAACTGGTGGCCCGGTAAGAGCAGGGATTTACGTAAACACGGGGCTGATGCTTTTCCTTGGGAGGGTGCCTCAGATATGGAGAGTCATGTTATTGATGAGCGCATCACTCGATTGGTTTCTTTATTTCTTTCTGCGTTAAGCAGAGCAAATATAAGGGCGTTCCCGGTAGAAATTGCTGATGTTCCCAGAAGCCGGGTGGTAAGTAATTTTCTTAAATGGATGGTTACATCTGGGTATATACCGAGATTTAACAAAGAGATGGAGTTGGGTGCTAATTATATGCTGGAGCGCGGGATTCTCATTACATATGTAGGGTGGCACCGGGAAGATCGGACATTTTTACAGCGGTTAAGTTTAGAGCAAATTGCCGCTCTTGACCCTGCTCTGGCTGAAATGATTCGTTCTGGGGAAGTTGATGCAGATGTTGTTGAAATGTTAAAAATAACATTTGAAGGTGTAACCAGTAAGAGGGCAAAGAAGGCTTTAAAGGATTTGAAGAAAACCGGATTTGCCGAACTTCCGATAGTTAAGCGTCAAGTGGACGCGCCGGAAGTAAAGACATTGGCCCCGGATGGAGATTTTATATTCCCGCCATATGTCACTGACCCGCAACGAGCACCGTATTGTTTTTGGAAAACCTATTACACTCCACAGGAATTACAGAATAAAATAATTACTGATGGCTGGGATGAGGATTTTGTAGATTTTGTAATCGAACGCTATCGCGGTGTAAACATTGACTCGATTGAGAGGGAACAGGAGGGTCGGCGCAGCCTAAGCTTAACGGATAATGCTTATGAGGCTGAAGAACTCATTGAGATTGTTTACGGGTACCAGCGTTTAATTGACAAGGAGGATGGTTCAGAAGGAATTTATTGTACTGTTTTTCACCGAGACTTTG